ATGTTTTTACCATCTGATTCTTTGTTTTCTAATAACATTATTTCTTTATGTATATTATCAGTATGCTTTTTAAGTTCATCAATAGAAGAATTAATTTTTGCCACGTCAACATTTAAAGATTGTATTTTTTGTGATATACTGTTTATTTCATTTATCTTTGTTTCTGTTTTAATTATTTCAGATAGTAACTCTTTTAATCCACCATCCAATTTATCTATAACTTCTTGTTCTGTTTTAATCTTTGTTGTTTTAAACTGTTCATTTATATTTTGTGTACATTCAGGACACGTATCATTGTTTTTAAAAAATTCTAATGTTCTTTTATGTTTTAATAAATTAGTTTCTATCTTAGCTTCTAGTTTTGATAATTGATTGGCCTTTGCATTTATTTTGTCTTGTTCTGCTATATTATTTTTATAATTTTCTATTTCTGCATTAAGACTTGTTATTTTACTTAAATAATCTTGTAGGTCTTTATTATTTTTATTTAATAGATTTTGTTTATAATCTTTATCATCTATATTACGGCCTTGTAATTCGTTGAAGTGTTTTGTTTCTAATTCATACTTAGAGGTAATTAAATCACACTTATGTCTTATATCTGTTATATTTTTTTGTAAATCTGATTGTTGACTTCTTAATATTAAGTCCATTAAACCAAATACTCTTATATCTAATATTTCTTCTACAACCTCTCGTCTATATCTTGGTTTCATTTTCATAAATGGTTCATAAGAAGAAGAACCTAAAACCACCACTTGTATAAATGATCTATAATTTAATTTCATTATATTTGCTTCTAAATAATTTTGATAATCGATTGTAGAAGCATCTTGGTTTAATAAATCACCATCAGCATATATTTCAAATTTGTTTGGTTTAATGCCTCTTATAACTTTATAATTTTTTGTACCAACTGTAAACTCTACTGTTACTTCAGCATCAGCATCATTAATGGTGTTTACAATTTGTTCTTTTTTAATTAGTCTAAACGGCCTATTAAATAATACGAAACATAATGCGTCAAGCATTGTTGATTTACCACTACCATTAGTGCCTACAATTAATGTTGTAGGTGCTTTGTTCAATTCTATTTCTATTGGTGTATTACCAGTAGAAAGAAAGTTTTTCCATTTTATCTTTTTAAATATTATCAAGACTCGTTGGCCTCCACATAAAGTTCTTTTGCAAAAGTTTTAAGTTTTGCTTTGTCTAAAGTTGTATCTATTTGGTCTATGTAATTACCTAAAAATGTTAATGTATCTTCTCCTTGTTCTAATATATCTTCTCTCACGGAGGCCGACATATCAGAATTATTATCTTCGATTACATTTATTTCGTATGCGTTTATTTCATTATGAAATCTGTCTAAGAGTTTATCAAACATATCGGTATCAGTTCTATTTGATATGAACAACTTAACAAAAGTGTTTTCGTATTCTGATAAATCTTTTTTACTATAATCTTCGCCTTTATCGTTATAAACAAATTTCTTAAACATAATTAAAGGATTAGGTATTCTTGTAAGTTCCCTTGTCTGTGTATCAAATATATGAAAACCTTTAGGACAATTATAATCTGACCAAGTAATTTGATATGGGCAACCTAGATAATAAATATGACCGTCATCTGATTTTTTATGAAAGTGTCCTGATATAACTTTTTCAAATCTTTTGAATAAATGTTTTTCTAAACCTTGTTCATTAATATGGCCTTTGTGCATTTCAAATCCTTTTATTTCTAAATGCCCCATGGCTATTTGAGCAGTTGTATTATCGATATTGTATAGTGTATTTTCTGAAAAATTTATATCACATATCCAAGGTATAAACAATACGTCTAGGCCATCAAAATTAACTGTTTGTGAAGATGTATATATTTTTGTGTTTTTAGATATATTTAAATTTTGTAATGCGTTTACTTCATTTGTATTTTTATAATACGTGTCGTGATTGCCTATAATAATGTGTGTATCTAAATTAAGTTCATCTATTTTATTCCAAAACTTTAATTTAAAATTATGTGCTGTGTTATGATTAATAAACTTTCTTCGGTCTACTACATCGCCTAAATGAATTACTGTTTTTATATTATTCTCTTGTAGGTATGGAAAAAATACCTCATCATAAAATCTATTAAAATAATCTATGAACGCCGGTGAGTCATTACGAGCACCCCAATGCGTATCATTTATTAACGCAATTTTCATACTAACTCAATAAAAAATAATCTAACTTGCCTTTACGTGTTCTTTTCTTTTTCTGTTCTTTTTGTTTTTTCATTTCTCTATGATGAGCTAGACTTTCTATTTTAGGCACTTCATCAATAGGCAAATTCTTTTTTAAAAATTCTGTAAATTGATTATGAAATTCCCTATCTTCACCAGGCTGTAAAGTTAAATCATCAAAGTTAGAATCTAATAACATTTTATGTTTGATTGTAACTTGTTTCTTTTCTTTTTGTATTCTTCTTACAAAGGCATAATATATTATTTGTGTAAAGTATGCAAAAGGATTATTTGATTTATCAGGATTAAAGTTGTCTAAGTATTGTAAACAATTTTCTATACCATCAGAAATCATATCATCTCTAAAAGTATAATTAATAAAATTCGGTCTATAAGATAAGTGATTTGCTATTTTAAGAAAACACTGACCAATATAATCCGTAACAGGAGGTTTTGGCAGTTTTTCTTTTTCTGCTTTTTTGACCATCTTCTTGTACTCTATCATAGCGGCCAAAAAATCTTTATTACTTACGTAATGTTCTTTTGATTTTTTTGATGTTGTCATAATTTAAATATACTATACTTTGTGTGTTTTGTCAATCACTTATACTAAAAAGTCGGTTCCAGGATAGGTTGACTTATTTTGTTTATTGTGTATAATGAGCGTGTAGCGCTTTCAAGTGGAAGATTCTCCAGATTAATGGAGTATTCTTTCCTTATCTCTAAACTCGTCCCACAATTCATTAAACTCATCATTTTCCTCACGTGTTAATTCTTCAGCTTTATATTCGCCTCGTTTCGGCAAATCAATTCTTTCATATTTGGAAGAAACATCTAAGTAACTTTTTGACATTTCTTCTGTGGCGTTTGTAATTGTCATTATCTTATCTTTTGGTATAGATATAATTTGGTCATTAGTGTAGGCCGTCCATTTGATTAATGCGATAAAGTCTTTAAGACCTTTTGGTGTTAATTGTGATACGTATTTAATTTGTAAGGGCTTTACTAAACGCAAAAGAGGAGATTTATCTGGCAATTGTTGTGGTGCCAAACTACAAACAATATCATCTCCGTTAATTAACTTAACTATTCTTATTTGTTCCATTGTCTTTACTATTTATGAGTTCTATATTATGTATTTCGTAGTTAAAGCCTTCAGAAGTGTATATATTAATACGTTCTCTAAAGTGTTGTAATGTATAATTGTCTTTACCATTATAACTTAAATCATCAGATATATCATAAAGTGTGGCAGCCGAATTGTTATCTTTCAATCTTAAACCTCGGCCAATAGATTGCAAATTACGAATACGAGATTTTGACGGCGATGCAAAAACAATGTTGTGTAAATTTCTTATATTAATACCTGTACTAAACGTTCCGTAACTGGCAATTATAATTGCATTATCAGATTTTTCGGTTATAAATCTTATCTTTTCTCTTTCTTCGGCCTCTACACCACCATAAACGAAAAAAACTTTTTTGTTTTCTGCCTTTTCTTCTATTAATTTTTTTAATAATACACCGTGTTTTTCTACGTACTGAAATAATACTAAAGAATTGCCTTGTAAATTTAAACATAGATTACGAATATATTTGTTTCTTCTTTCATTTGAAACTAAAAAATCCATTTCTTCCTGATAACTTTTATCTTTTAAAAAGTCTTTTGAATATTGGTCATACTGTAATATTAAACATATAATTTTCAAATCAGCTAATTGTTTTTTCTCTTGTAATTCAGCAGTTGATGTAACTTTATTAACGGCACCAAACAGGCCTTCTAAAACTAATTTATTTGTTTTAGTACCATCAAGTGTACCTGTTAAACCATAACGATATTTGCAATCTTCAAGTTTAGTCATTATCTTACTTAAAGAAACGGCCTTAAATAAATGACATTCATCACCTATTACCATACCAAATTGACTAAACCATTTTTTTGGTAAATTATATATTGATTGCCAAGTAGATATAATTACATTTTTATTTGTTTCTTTTTCGTGGCCTTGATATATTCTGTGTACATTTTTGTCAGGATTCCAACCATAATCTTTAAAGTCTTTAAACAATTGTTCAACTAAAGATGTTGTTGGTACTATAATAAGTATCTTATTGTTTACTTTTTCTTTTAATCTTAATATATTAAATCGTACTAATAGATAAACAATTAACGATTTACCTGATGCTGTTGGCGATAATAATAAACAACGATTCTTTTTTAAGCCGTGTATAAAGGCCTCTATCTGATAATCTCTTAACTCTAAAGGTATCTTTAATGCTTTAACAAAACCATCAACGGCCTTTACATCAACTTCTGTATCTTTTATTTTAGTACCATCTACTACTTGTATTTTATTATCTTCACACCATTTAAGTATATAAGGATAAAGGCCAGTAAAGATTTGGCCAGTCGCATAAGAAAATAATCTTATTTTACCGTCCCAAAAACGATTTCTAAATTGTGGTGTGAATTTATAACCTGGCACTTCAAACGTAAAGTATTCACCTAATTCTCTACGTATAGCATCATCTGCTTCTACTTTAAGATAGACTTCGTTTTTTTTATCTATGATTATATATTTGGTAAGTGTCATACATATTAAATAAATTGTGGACCAACCGACCAACCTACTAATACTTTTCTCGTACCAAATGTAACAGGATTTACTTTATGCCAAACAAACGATGGAAATGATATAATTGTACCTAATGTAAATTTATTGTTAAACTTTGTATTAATGTGTTTTTCTGGTTTTGGATTTGGATTTGATATTTCAAATTCACCGCCTTCATAATCTTCATTTAAACATAATGTAAAACTTATTTTTCGTATATATCCATTTGGATATGGTTTACTATGACTATCAATGTGCCAATCATAATGGTCATTTACTTCGTACACTGTATATTGTAAAGGTTCAAACTCTCTTAATACAAAATTCCATTTAGCCTTTTTATTGTGTTCTAATATAATATCGTTAATGTCTTTATTTAATTTAGTATCTGTTAACCAACTTACTTTTGATTTTCTATTATTTTTATTGCCGTCTTGTATTGTGGCTTCTTTTAATTGTTGAGATTCAGCTTGAAATATAATTTCATCACAATATTTTTTATCAAAATGACCAATAGAAATACAATGATTATTTTCTAAGTACATTAAACAGCACCGCTTGTAAATCTACGCCACTCAATGGCATTTTTTATTGTGTATGTTCTGTTGACTATAACACGAATAGTTTTGTCTAAAAAATCCACAACAGTAATAAGATAGGCAATCTTTTGTGAAAGTTTTTGTAAATCTTCATCTGCTTCTAAATATTTGTCAATGTCTGTTCTCATTATTTTTAAATCAAAAGGTTTGGCCTGATACACACTAGGGTCGGACTTACCTGTGTAATATTCCCATTTATCACGTTTCATTGTTCGCAATTCATCTTCTGTACGAGTCAATAATAATTTAAACTTAGTATAATGTTTCATATACTTGTTATGTAATTGTGGTGTTTTTAACGATTCTAAATCTAATTCAGTATCATTAATTTTAAGGTCTTTATCTGCTTCTACTTGCAATTCTTCTAATGTCATATAAATTTTAAGGCTATTGTATATCTATCAAAGTTTCTAAAAGAAGTAGCTTTATGTAGTAAAGATGCATTAAAAATAACTATTCTTCCGTCATCAGGAACAACTGCTTTTATAGATTTTGTTTTTTCAATGTAGAATTGTGTTTCACCACCTTCATCTAAATTGTAATTTATATTAAATAAACTATAATACAAAACAGTATATCCTTTTTTGTTGTCAGTATGAAAAAAAGGATTTTCATTGGATTTAAATAAATTAACATATTTTCTGTAAACTTTTAAATTTTTTAAAAGTTTATTTTTTTTTAATTTACTGTAGATGGTGTTATAAGAGTAATTATCTTCTGAAAGTTCAGAAATAAATCCTGTAGGTTTTGTATCAGGTCTATCTCTTTCTCCATAAACATATTTTAAACCTAATATATTTTTGTAAATTTTTTCTTTTTCAGATTTAGAAAAAAGATTATCATATATTTTAATCATAATAATATAATTATATCACAAAATTATAAAAAAATCAACCTAAGTTGTAACTGTTATTGGTGTTGAAGCGTTAACATTTGCGAATCTATAAATGCTGTATTTAAATACAACATCACAAGTTAAATAATTGATGTCTGTGGCCTGTTGATTGTATTGTAAACCGCCTAAAGAGATAGGAAATATGTCTTTAAATCGCACCTCAACCACCGGATTGTTCTTGTTTGTAAGTACCATTAAGGTTGCGTCGGATAATGCGGCCCCTTGTGATGGAGTAGGGTATCTTATTTTTCCTAACTCATTACTCACACTACCTTTACTTGTTGGAAATCTATCTTTTCCTGCTTCTAATAACGTATTATAATCTGAATAACCATCAGGAAATCCTAGACCATATAACCAACCGTGTATTTCTTGGAAGTTCTCTAAGTTCTCATCTACAATAAAAGTCATTTGTAAGTCAGCATATTTAAGTTTTTCACCAGGATGTGGTATATCTTTTAAAGGTGTTTGTTGTTCTACGTAGTTTATAGAAATGCCTGGTATATTAACGGCCGTACAAAAGTATTCTACTTTAGGTAATTTAATGATGTTAAATTTAAACTGTGTAGGACTTGCATAATCTAGTTTTGTTGGTTGCCTACTTAATGCGTTTGTAATAGTCATACTAATATTTAGTCAAAAAAAAAGGGTCGGTTTTTAGACCGACCCTTTAATTGTGTTACAGATTGTAACAAGTAAATTACATTAAGTTAATTACTTGGACTTTTCTGTAGTATCTGTTTGCGTTAGCAGTTCCAGCACCATTGATAACCGCATTTGCAGTTGCAGCACCTGCTTCAGCGAATGGGTTAGCTTGGATTCCGTATCTTGTTTTGAATCCAATTTTTGGTTGGAAAGTATCTTGACCAACAGCTCTCACCATTTGTAGTGGAACGTATGGACAGTAGAATATTCCGGCATCATACTGTGATGTACCTTTGTATCCTACTACAAAGAATTGCTTAGCTGTGTTAACGTTTGCAGAATATGGATCGATATAAACTTTATATCTTCCGTTTAATATTCCAGCAAAAGTGTTACCAGTGTCATCTACATTAAGATTATTGTTTAATGCAGGTGTATAGTCTAACACGCCAGCCATTTGTAAAGCAGAAGCAACGTCTGATGATGTGATCAGAATGTTACCTTTTCCTCTACGTGTTCTTTGTGCGATTGTGTTTGCTTCTCTTTCTACTTGGAACATTAGTCCTTTAAATCTTTCAACAGACCATCTTCCGTTTGAGTCTGTATCTAAATCAAAGATACCTGTGTTTGTTGTTCCAGCAGCAGCGCCGATTTCTGAATTGATGTAAATTGTTCTTACAACTTCTCTATTGATTTCCGCAAGGATCTCAGCAGATAAAATGTTTGCAAGTTCAGTTTCAGCATCTAAACCGTGGATTGCTTTTAGATCTTGAGCAAGTTCCATTGTGTATTCAGCTTTAAGAGCTCTTGATTTAGCAGTTACAGTCGATTTCTCGATTGAAAATGCCATTTCAGCAAAGCTATTTTGGCTTCTGTCGCCTAATGCTTCAGCAGCAGCAGTTGACATCGCTGTACCAGTAGTATAAGTGCCAGCAGGGCTGTCATTTAATAATGCTGGGTTAGTTCCTGAATCAGCAGTTGATGAATAACCATTGATTGATGAACCGCCTGCATTTCTTCCTGAAAAGTCGGTATCAGCAGCATCAAATAATGCTTCATTACCGTCTTGTGCAGCGTATTTTGCTCTCATAGCGAAGATTAGTCCTGTTGGACCAGTCATAGGCTGTACGCCTGCTATGTCGTATGCGATTAGATTTGGCATCGCTCTTCTTACTAAAGAAATTAAGATTGGATCCCAATTTTGTACGTAAGACGCATCAGTGCTGTTCACAGGAGCAGCTTCTGACATAAATGCTCTATCTTCTCTTAGTGCTCTCTCTTGGTTTTCCAAGATAACAGCGGTAACCGCTTTCTTGTAACTATCCGTTACTTTTGGGAGTTCTGGATGTTCAAGAACCGGCTGCCATTTTTTAACTAATTGTTCAGATAAGTACATATCTTTTTTATTCTCCCTTTATTTTTTTGAACCTAATTTAATTAGGTCTTTTGTTTTAGTGATAGCGGCCGTATAAGCAGTCATAGCGTTTGACAAATCAACTTGCGTTGTTTCGCCTTCGGCAACGTTATCTATTTCATTTTTAGATGAAATCTCTTTTGATGTATTAAAATAAGACTCTTTAATAGTCGTTACTTTATTCTTAAACTCCTCAGCATTAGAGTACTCAATTTCTTCTGCTAATTTATTAAATTTTTCTTTGTTAGTATCTGTTAAGTCAGACGATACAGCGTCAACTATATCTTGTCTTGTTAACTTACCAATTTCAGAATTTAATTTAACGTTAGCTTCGATTTGCTCGTTCAATTTCTTGTTAAGATCTTCGATTTTAGAAGCTTGATCTTCTAACACATCATATTTTTCGTCTGGTACGTTTATGTAATGATCTTCAAATAATTTTTTCAGACCACTGATAAAGTCCTCAGCGATTTCGCCTTTAATACCTCTTTCAATAGCAATCTCGTTTTGTTTCATCCATTCTTCTACTACGTAGTTTAGATATGAATCAACTTTTTCAACAAGTTCTGCTTTTGATTTTTCTGTTTCTTCTTTTAGTTTGCTTTCGTAAGAAGATTGCATTTTCTTTTTAGCTTCGTTAACTTTTGATTTAACGGCAGCTTCAAATATTGTTGCAGCTTTTGCTTTAAATTCTTCTGTTAATTTTTCATCTCCAATTAATGCTTTTACATCATCAGAAACGTCAATAACATCTTCTTCTTTTTCAGCATCTTCCACTTTTAATGTTTGGCCTGGATGATCGACTTTTGTAACACCAGCTTCTGTGTCTGGTTTTTTACTAGCATCTACATCTGCAGCTTTAGCATTTTGAGCGTCAGAAACTTTTTTATTATTTTTTGTAGCGTCAGGATTGCTGTCAGTTGCTTTTACAACCGCTGCACCTAGGTCTTGAGCTTCGTTAGAAAGCTTAGTAGGTTCAGCTGCTACAGCATTCTTCTTTGGAGCATCAGCAACAGACTCTTGTTC